GCTCCTTTATACCCTGTAGCGGATGCAAAACCGTGTCGCTCGTCTGATCCTGCCTCTTTGTTTACCTTACTCATGGTAAAATCAATAGCCATCTTTACAAGTCCTGCAATAGATAATCTAGCTCCGATCTTAATATCAGTAGCACATACCTTAGTATTATCATTACTCTTATCCATCTCTCCAGATAACTCTACCTCATGGAATACGCTATGTGCTGGATCATAATATCCGAAACAATCTAACGGATACTCGCAAGCGTGAAAACCTGTATCACAGCACTCCGCCCTTTCTGTGTGAAATTCCTTACCCTCCTCATACTGATAACCTCTACAGGTAAGATCTTTGTTAAATCCCTTAAATGCTCTCATAGATTTTTCTCCTTTTCTATGTGTGTTATTTTTATTGATAAATAACTTAATCCTCAATATGAGGAAAATTTAGATAGTTTTTGAAAAATATTTTTATTTACTGCTTTCCATTCTTTCTCTGGTACGGTTTACCTTAAAGGTCTTAACCGCTAAAAGCTCATCCTCTGGGATCTGGAGGAGATACTTTACCTGCTCCAGCATTAACTCTACATCTGCGATCTCCTCTACTAAGTTATCTCTGGCAATAGCCTTTTTATCCTCCGCTACAGGCTGTCCTAAGCCTGTTTCTACTCTGCGGTACTTGTTTACCGCCTGTATGAGCTCTGCACACTCCTCTACTAACTGGTTACTCTGTGCCTCATATCCATAGTACTTAGCTGTTTCTAAGTTCATTTCACTAATTTTACACATATCAATACGCCTCCTTAATTAACTCTCTGATCCTGTAAATCTCTGCACTCTCTAATCCTAATGGATCGTGATCTACTCCTCCAATAGCATCTATAACCGCTCTGAGTGCCTCCCTGCTCTTATACAGATCCTCCATTAAATTATCCTCAATGAGGTAATACTCCTTAGGATCTCCAAAGGATACCGCTATGGCATAATCCTCTTTTCTCATAGCTAAGCTCTGCTCCTTAGCTTTATCTATCCAGCTCTTTTTTACTGTGACACTCTGGCTAGGGTTCATCTTTGTTTTAGCCTCTATAAATAGATCTCCTGCTATTACATCCCCCTTTAAGAATGGAGTAGATCCAGATCCTACTACCTGCCTACCTCCTATAGCCTTAGCTATACGCTTTTCCTGTTTTGAGCTCTTAGCTCTTGTACTATCTTTACTCATTTTCAAACCTCCGCAATATTTCCTCCCTTTTCCTTATTCTTGCTGATATTTTTCTAAGCAACTCCAGATCTTTCGGATCATATGATAACCCTTTTGGTATTTCATTCTCATAAAACTCCAATACCCTACCGATCTCCGCCTCTAAATACTCTATAACTCCACTAAGTATATACTCTGGATCTTTATTGCTGTTAGTAATAGCTTTATAGAGCATAACATACATCCTAACATAATCCTCTTTTTCTGCTGTTTCTCGTTTATACTCTAACTTAGCCCATTTCTCCCCCTCCATATACCCCTCTAGCCTTTCCTGTTCTAGCTGTATCTTATTATTTTTCTGAATATTGTCTATGAGTTTCTCTCGTATTTCTCCTTTAGTTTCTGCACTAACATCCAGCATATCTATATACTCATCTAAATATCCAAACGGTCTTAAGTTTTCTTTCATTTTACTCCGCCTCTCTTTCTTCTAATCTCACTCCGCCATACTCCCAGAGATCCTTTTTCATCTCATCCATATCTAGCTCTCCATTTTGCCAGCGTTCATAGTACTGTAATACCAGCTCTGTAAACTCTGGTATCTTCTTTGCATAGGTCTTTTTCCAGTAGTGATCCATGAGTACCTCCATAGGGAGTACTAAGAGTAATGTCATAGCTGTATTTATGGCATCCTCCATAGCTTGCTTTTTAACCGCTTTGAGCCTGTCTTTTATCTGATCCTCTACCAGCTTATCTAACTGCTCTTTTGTGAGATTATATGTAGCTGTTTTCTGTTTTGATTTCTCTCTTTCTAATCTTCTCCGCTCAGCTCTACCCATTCGATATTACATCTCCTTACTTTCAAAAATCCCTGTACCGCTGATACTTGATTATTAAAGTCTGGTATCACATCAACATACAACTCTATACCCAACTCCTTACGGAGCTCTCTGTTTATACTCTCTAAGCTAAGTACTATATCTCTACCCATAAGATTTACTGTAGTAGCTGTATAAGGCTTTCCCATATAGCAAGGCACAACCGACTTAGCACGCTCTCCAGCTTGTAAAATATCCTGTATTAACTTACCTGCATCCATGATATACCGCCTCTACTTTCCACCGCTTAAGAAACTCCTCTAAGCTACCGTAATGCACCCAGTATCTAAAACGCTCTCCAAAAGCTACTCTTAATCTGGGCTTACCATTCCACATTACAGAAATTGTTTTGATCTTATATACTTTACCGCTCTGTAAGAGTTCATTATCTACCCCTATGTATCTAGCTTTTATCATCCTGCTCCTCCTGTACCTGCATAGCCTGTAATCTGTTTAATAGTCTACTGGTATCCTTAATGGCTAACTCCAGATCTATAGGATCCATCTTTCCATTAAGCCTCTGCTCCAGCTCTGTTACCCAGCTATCGTTATCCCACCATCTCCACGGTAAAATACCAGCCTTATCTAAGACTTTCTTAACGCTTTTCCACGCCTGTAGCTCTTTCTCTACATTCTGGAGGCTTTTTAACTTCTTTTCTGCCTCCTCTAAATCCTTTGCTAACTTTGTGCCTAATCTCTGCCCTATAGCACTCTTTACTACCTTATCCTCCAGATAATCCTTACAATACTCCGCCCTGTCATTGTAAAAGGGGATCCTATCCTCCTCCAGCCGACTAAAGATAATGTACTTGTACACTCCTACAGGCTCCTCTATCTGCCTGTACAATGCTTTTTTAACAGTTCTCAGAGCCTTAGTATCTGGATTGAAATAGATAAGCCCTACATGATCTGGGAGCTCCTCTTTCTTTACCAGCCCCTTAGGTACTACAAAATAAAACTCATTACAGTACTGTAGGTATAAATGCCACTTATTATCCTGTAGAAAATCATTTCTGCTCACTTTGATCTCATAGCCGATAATATTAGGCTTTGTATAGCTCTTTGTGATAGCCAGCCCATCAAACTTAAGTAGCCCCTGTGGATCTGGAAAATAAGTACTACAGGTTTTACACTCTGTTATAAAATAACTGGGCTTTCCATTATGAAACTCTTTAAGAGCCAACTTTATATCTGTACTGGTTACTTTTTGTGCCACTCTGTTTACCTCCTTTGTTGTGATACTTAACTTAATCACAATCGGTAAGTATTTTTAGAATAAAAAAAAAGAGGATCCTAAGATCCTCTCTCTCTATCTGGTATTAAAACTCCAGCACATTCTCCTCTATGAAAATATCCTTATGCACATCTGCCTTAAATGCTAAGAGTGCTCTGGAGGCTCTGAGCATTACCTCCTCATCTCCCATCATTTTAGCCCCTGCGTAAGTGTTCTCCAGAAAGTCTATTACCTCCTGTTTCTGCTTTTCATTATCCATAGATACCTCCTTACAGAAATAGCTCTAACAACTCATCTATGAGCCTCTGTGTTTCCTTTATTTTCTCCTCCAGAGCTTTTACCGCCTCTGGATCCTCTGTGTGATCTTTCTGCTCCTCCATCTTACCTACTCTATTTGAGTAAAGAGAGATCCTCACAGCTCTATCATAAGATGTCATATCCTTAAATCTTTCCTCCATACGCCCTCCTATTTGAGTAAATCTTTTACTCCTACTGTGGTTTTCTTATATACAGCATTTTTTACAGCTCTCTTAGGGTTCTTTGCCAGCCCTACACCCTTTTTACCATACAGAGGATTAACTGCTTTCTTTACTGCCCTCTTAGCCTTACCTGTAGTGCTTGCTTTGATAGCCTTTTTAAGGCTAGGTTTTCTTACTCCGATTTTCATATAATCCGCCTCCTACTCTATGGATCCATAGATACTCATATACTCTATATCTCCGTTAAATTTACTTGTTTCTGTACTAAATCCATCAAACTCTATAACCCTCGTATCATCCGCTAAAACCTGCTCCCAGCATTTCTCTATATCGGTATCACTAAAAGGCTTTGCAAACCTCAGAAACGCCTCCTTATACTGCTCCAGATCCTTATACTCTAAGTATACTGTTACCTTAGTTCCTGTAGCTGATATAGTAGTTTCCTCTGTTTTGAGTTTTATTTGATTTTTATGTACGCTACCATGATGCTTATAAGGCTCAAACTGATCCTCTGTTATTTCCTGCCCCACATTAGCCTCATTATATCTATTCAGATATAAGTTGATCTCCTCATCATCTGCATAGATTACAGGTAGCTCCTCAGCCTCCTCTGTGTCTGTTTCTGGCTCCTCTGTTACCTCTGGAGTACTTTCTATAGCCTCCGTTACTTTCTCCGCCTCTGTGGGCTCATTTACCGCCTTATCTGTATTTCCACAGGCTGATAAGGATAGTGCAATACCTAAAGCTACTATTACGCTCAATCTCTTTATCATGTAACCACCTACCTTTTTATATAGTGGTTATATTATAACTCATTTATGAGGCTAACTCAATAACCATCCTAGCCCACGCTCTGGCATCATCCTCCCCATACATCCGATACATACAATCCTTATAAGGGATCCTATAATCCGCCTTAGGATCATTCTCTACCAGTAAATACTTATACTGTGGCTCCCTTGCCTTGTTTTGTAAGTGGTGCCTAAATTGATGGAGAAAACCCTCTAAGGAGGGCTCCCCTAAGAAAATCTCCTTTGTAGAGTGTACATAGTTATCATCCCTTACCCACGCTGTAATAACAGGGATCTCTACACTATATACCTCCGCCAGCTCTGTATCTAGCTCTCTGATTATCTCTAATCTCTGGAGAGGTGTAGCGGATTTATAACCCTTTGCCAGAGCCATACTAACAGGCTCCAGAGCTTTACACTCCTTAAACATTACCTTATAGCTTTCTACTCTTTCTATTAGATCCATACGCTCCTCCTACTCTACCCACTCTAAACCGCCTGTATATCTGCCTCTGTGGGTTATTAACTTATCTGGATACACTCTCTTAAGATAAGCTATATCCGTTCTAAGTGTTCTCCTAGATACTCCTAACTCCTCTTGTAGCTCCGCTGTGCTTGTACACTTAGCCTCCTTAAGGATACTTATTATCTGGAGCTGTCTAGCATTTACTCCGTGTATACTCATCTCTTAGCCCTCCTTATGGAGGAGTAATTAACTCCTCCCCTGTTTTTATAGTTTTACTGCATCCACTTTACATCTCTGTAATATAGTCTGCTTAGTACCTTTATAATCGCTGTGCTCCTTTACGGTTCCTCTCAACCTTACCTTTGATCCCTCCGCTATGTTAAAAAATGCTGAGGTGCTTTTCCAGATAAAACAGTTACCAGCATCATCTCTAAATACATTGATACCTACCGTATCTGTACCCCATCCTGCATAGCTAGGAATATCATAAGTAGATCTTTTCTTAAAAGTTACTACCAGATCCAGCCTATCTCCTACCTGCCCCACATACTGGCTAGGATCCTCCTCTGTAGGGATCTTACTATTAAGTACTGCCTGTACCTCTGTAAGGTCTTTCCAGCTCATTGTACCGTACTCTGGATAGATATTAAGGCACTCCTCATAGCTAAGCTCTATTGTAGGGTATTTATCCTGTTTCTCTAAGAAATACCAGTTAATCCCTCCTCTATACTTTGCTCCTGCCTCCTTAAGCTCCTCACGGATCTCATAGGTATTACCTGTTACTACATAGATCTTACCCTCTGGATTAAATCCGTACTTCTCAGCTATCGCTAAACGATTGTTGTTAAACTCCTCTACCTGCTTAGCCCTCTTAGCCTCCGCCCTCTTTCTTGCTCTCTCATCCAGCTTAGCTCTATACTCTGGAGTATATTCTTTTTCAATAACTGGAGTAGGGCTTTCTCCAGTTCCTCCGCACTCGTAACAAGTCCAGCCTGTAAAAGCCCATTTATCAGATCCTCCAGCTCCTCCACATCTAGGGCAAGTGTAATTAGCATAATACTTAGTACCGTTTTTATCGGTTCTCAGATAAACGATCTTAGCCATCTTTACTCCTCCTCATAATCCATATCCCATACAAACTCATTCTCATCTACCCACTCCCAGCCATACTCTCTACAAAAGCTCTCAGCCTCCGCCTCTGTTTCAAATTCTGTAAAGTATTTCTTTGTGCCTCCAGCACTCTTAAGATAAACTGTAAACATATTTCCCTCCTGTCTGGGAGCCCTTAGGCTCCCCTGCTATATGCACAATCCATAGTACCAATCCCTTTATACATAGGGCTTTTCTTTATCACATGGCTCTTAATTCTGAGCTTATACCAGAGTGTAGGATCATCTACCGTATAGATTTTATCTACTACCCAGATAGCATTAAAATGTCTGTATGTATCTCCCTCCTGTAATCCCTCTACCATTCCCTCTGGGATCTCATCATCTACTAACTCGATCTTATCTAACAAGGTTCTCCAGTAAAATACTCTGCCATCCTCTGTTACTAAAAACTCCTTATGGAGCTTACTGTTTTCCTCTGTGAGATCATAGGCTCTACACTTAACACATTTTCCGTCAATGTACTCTACTGTGTTATCTTCAAACTCTGCATTTTCTTCTAAGTAAGAGATAAAGCTCTCAACTGTGAGGGCATCCATGAGCTCCTCTGTAGCTCTCATAAAGTTTACTCTGTATCTGTTATCGTTATCCTCTTTATATCTCATATTGTTTACCTCTCTTTCAGTTTGTATCTAGTTCCTTACCTCACTTATAATATATACCCCCTATATAATAATGTCAAGTGCTTTTTATATATCCCCTATATAAAATAATAGAGGAGGCTTTTTACTGCCTCCTCCTGCTCTTATTTCCAGAAAAATCTATCTACAGATACTCCATAGAATTTAGCCAGATTGTAAAGTACTGTAGCCTTAGGGATCCGTATACCTGTTTCCCATCTGCTTATACTTACCTCTGTATAACCTGTACCTTTTACCACATCTTTTAGAGTGTAACCCTTTTTCTCTCTTACCTCTCTAAGGTTATGTGCTAATGTTTCCTCTACTTCTCTCATGCCATCCCTGCCTCATATACCTGTTTTCTAAGATACTCCAGCTCCTCCAGATCATTATAATAAAACTCCTGCACTCCGTTAAATCCCTGCATTTTCTGCTCTTTGCCATCCTTAAGAGTAGCCTTATACCACGCTCCAGCCTGTGAGATAATCCCCAGCATAATAGCCAGATCTAAGGTATCCTTAATCTCATCCACGCCTGTACTGTAGTTGAGTGTGTAAGTCTGGAGCCTACGATCATTTTTAGTAACCTTGTTTTTCTCCACTTTCACGCTTACCAGATTACCGCTAGGGTTAGCATATCCGCTACTTACCTCTTTATACTTCTCATCCAGTAAGGATCCCTTTGTAAACCATAAGATCTGTGAGCACGCATGAGCAATAGCGGTACCACAGGGGATCTTAAAAGGCTTGTACGGATTTCCTATGTTTTCTCTGAGCTGGTTAATCATAAGAAAAGTACACTCAGTTTTCTTACAAAGAGGTACCGCTTTATCACAAAAGGCTTTCATAAGAGCACTATTGCCTCCATAACTTTTCTCATCTAAACCCTTTTCCTGTACCGCCTTAGGGATGATAAATGGAGCACTATCTAATACTGCTAAA